CTGATGCGGTCGATGTATGAGGAGGGCGGCTGGAGCTACGGCACGCTCGCCAAGAAGTTCGACATGCACAAGGCGACGGTTGCAGACATCATCACGTTCAGGATCAGGAAACAGGGATGAGGGGGGTGCGACCAAAACTGACGTATGGCTAAGTGCGGTTCGCGTGCCGTACCTTCCCGCTCACAATGGCTAGACCTCTCCTAAACCCAGAAGGCCGGTACTCCCTCGAACTGGCGGCCAGCATCCTGGACCGGCTGCGTGAGGGCGAGACGCTCGTCGACATCTGCCGGTCGCCCGGCATGCCCTCCCGCAACACGGTGCACCAGTGGGTCACCACCAACCCCGAGTTCGCTGCCGCCTACGAGCTGGCCCGCGACCAGGGCTTCGACGCCATCGCCAACGACGTGATGCGCATCGCCGACCAGACAGAGCACGACACCATCGAGACCGACCGCGGGCCCAAGGCCAACGCCGAGTGGATCGCCCGCTCCAAGCTGCGCGTCTGGACCCGCATGCAGCTGCTCGAGAAGTGGTCGCACCGCTACCGCCCGCAGTCGGGCATCCAACTGTCGAACCCAGAGGGCGGCCCCGTCGAGTTCTCCGACGTCGCCGCCTCTGCCAAGATCGCCTCGCTCCTGGCCCTTGCCAAAGCGCGCCGTGACGGTGAGCCCGAAGACGGTAGCGACCTCGCGTGACGCCCCCCTCGGCAGCCGAGGTCCAGTCACTCCTGCCCCACCTGAGCGAGAGGGAGCGCGCCGACCTATTCGCCCTCCTGTCGCGCGACAAAAAACGCTGGCGGCCCCTGCCTGGGCCACAGACCGACGCCTACCAGAGCACGGCGGACATCATCGGCTACGGTGGTGCTGCAGGCGGCGGCAAGACCGACCTGGCCTGCGGCAAGAGCATCGAGGACCACCGCAAGATCATGATCCTGCGCCGCGTCGGCACAGAGCTGTCCGCCATCGAGGACAGGCTCGAGGAGCTCTTCGGCACCAAGGACGGATACAACTCGACCAAGGGCATCTGGCGGCAGACGCGCAGCGACGGCAAGGCCCTGCAGATCGAGCTGGGCTCTGTGCCCAACGCTGGCGACGAGAAGAAGTACCAGGGTCGGCCGCACGACCTGATCGTGTTCGACGAGGCCGCCAACTTCCTCGAGCTGCAGGTGCGCTTCCTCCTGGGCTGGCTGCGCACCACGGTGGTCGGCCAACGCTGCCAGGCACTGCTGACCTTCAACCCGCCCACCAGCGCAGAGGGCCGCTGGATCGTGGACTTCTTCGGCCCCTGGCTCGACGACAAGCACCCCAACCCCGCCGTGCCCGGCGAGCTGCGCTGGTTCGCCACCGTCGCTGGCAATGACCTCGAGGTCGACAGCGGCAAGCCCTTCGTCATCGCCGACGGAGAGCCGCAGTACGACTTCAACCCCTCCGACTACGCAGAGAGCCCAGACCTGGTGATCCAGCCCATGTCTCGGACCTTCATCCCCTCGCGAGTGCGAGACAACCCCTTCCTCACCGGGACCGGCTACATGAGCACGCTACAGGCGCTGCCAGAACCCCTTCGCAGCCAGATGCTGAACGGCGACTTCAAGGCGGGCATGGAGGACGACATCTGGCAGGTCATCCCGACCCGCTGGGTGGAGCTGGCACAGGCCCGCTGGAAGCCCCTCTCGCCCAAGCCCGAGATGCTCTCGCTCGGTGTCGACGTGGCGCGAGGCGGCAAGGACAAGACCGTGATCTACCGCAGGCACGAGGGCTGGTGGTTCGACGAGCCCCTCGAGTACGCAGGCAGCGAGACGCCCAACGGCCCGATGGTGGCGGGCCTGGCCATCGCAGCCAACCGCAACCACAGCCCCATCCACATCGACGTCATCGGCGTGGGATCGAGCCCCTACGACTTCCTGAAGGAGGCGAGGCAGCAGGTGCTCGGCGTCAACGTCTCGGAGAAGTCGGGTGCCCGCGACAAGTCAGGGCGTCTGGGCTTCTTCAATCAGCGGTCGGAGCACATCTGGCGGCTGCGCGAGCTGCTCGACCCAGAGGCCAACAACAACATCGCCCTGCCTCCGTCGAAGAGGCTCCTGGCCGACCTCTGCGCACCGAAGTGGAAGCTCCGTGGCTCCCAGGTCTACGTCGAGAGCAGAGAGGACATCGTCGACAGGATCAAGCGCAGCCCCGACCACCTATCCGCTCTGGCCCTCGCCTGCATCAACACCCCGAAGATGCGCAACATGCCCGGTATGTCTTCGAGGAAGCCCCGCGACTACGATCCGCTCGCTTAAGCCCGAGGCCTGAACCATGTGCGGTAACCCGCTTCGCCTTCTCTCCCCCGTTGCCGCTGTGTTCGGCGCTGCAAGCGATCAGCGCAAGGCGCTGCGCGCTCAAGAGGCTGCGCAGCGCGAGGCTGCAGCAGCAGCCGCCAAGACGCAGGCCGACGCGCAGCAGGCAGAGGCCAAGGCACAACGCCAGGCCCCCAACCTGGCCTCGCTCTTCAAGGCCAACAAGGTGGGGTCGGCTGCAGCCACGCTGCTCACAGGCCCTGGCGGTGCCCCGCTGCAGAATATGGCCCTGGGTAGGAACGTGTTGCTCGGCGGATGATGAAAATGACCCTGACCACCGAACAGATCGATAAGCTGGCGCTGGCATGCGGCGTGCAACGCCGCGGCCGTAGCGATGAGGTGCTGTTCGAGGCGTGCCTCCGCATGATCCGACTGAACCTGGGGTCACCCGCGTGATCGAGACCCCCAAGAAGCAGCACTACCAGAAGCGATGGTCCATGCTCGAGACCGAGCGGTCGTCGTGGGTATCGCACTGGGAAGAGCTGTCAACGCAGCTCTTCCCTCGTGCTGGCCGCTTCTCCGTCACGGATCGGAACGACGGCAAGAAGCGCCACAACGCCATCTACGACCGCACCGGCACGGGTGCTCTGCGCATCCTGTCGGCGGGCATGATGTCGGGCGTCACCAGCCCCGCGCGACCCTGGTTCCGCCTGCGCATCCCTGACGACGCGCTGATGGAATATCAGCCCGTGAAAATCTGGCTGGCGCAGGTCACCCGCAAGATGCAGGCCACGTTCGGCCAGTCCAACACCTACCGCGCCCTGCACCAGCTCTACGAAGAGCTTGGTGCCTTCGGCACGGCGAACAGCCTCATCATGGATGACTTCGAGCGGGGCATCCACCTCTACCCCAATACCGTCGGCCGCTACGCCCTGGCCACCGACTTCAGGGGCAACGTCGACACGTCGTACCGCGAGCTGCAGAAGACCGCGCGCCAGCTGGTGCAGGAGTTCGGCGCTGACAACTGCTCGTCGGCCGTCAGGAACATGGTCTCCAACGGCAACGGCGACAGCTGGGTCACCATCGTCCACGCCATCGAGCCCCGCAAGGAGCGCGACATCCGCTCGAAGCAGAGCAGCCAGATGCCCTGGGCCAGCTGCTACTTCGAGAGGGGTGGCGACGGCGACAAGCTCCTGCGCGAGAGCGGCTTCGAGCGGTTCCGCGTCCTGGCCCCTCGCTGGTACACCTCGAGCGAGGACGTCTACGGCCAGAGCCCCGGCATGGAAGTGCTCGGCGACATCAAGCAGCTGCAGCACGAGCAACTGCGCAAGAGCCAGGGCATCGACTACCAGACCCGCCCGCCTCTGCAGGGGCCCTCGAGCCTCAAGGGCGAGGAGGTCGACATCCTGCCCGGCGGCTACACCGTCGCCGACACGGCCTCTGCCGGTGGTGGCGTCAAGCCCCTCTTCCAGGTGGGCCTCGACCTCAACCACCTGCTGATGGACATTCAGGACGTCCGCCAACGCATCCGCGAGGGCATGTACTCCGACCTGTTCCTGATGATCTCGCAGGCCGTCTCGACCAACATGACGGCCACGGAAGTGGCAGAGCGCCACGAGGAGAAGCTCCTGATGCTGGGCCCCGTGCTCGAGCGTCTGCACAACGAGCTGCTCGACCCGCTCATCGAGATCACCTTCGAGCGCCTGCTGCAGGCGGGTGCGCTGCCGCCCCCGCCCGAAGAACTGATCGGCGTGAACCTGGACGTCGAGTTCGTCTCGATCCTGGCACAGGCCCAACGTGCCATCGGCGCGAACAGCACCGACCGCTTCGTCGGCAACCTCGGCGCTATGGCCCAGATCAAGCCCGAAGTGCTCGACAAGTTCGACGCCGACCGCTGGGTGGACAACTACGCAGACCAGATCGGCGTCGACCCCGAGCTGATCGTCGGCAAGGAGGAGGTCGCCCTCGTCCGCAAGGCCCGTGCCGACCAGCAGGCGGCGCAGCAGGCAGCGGCCGCCGCGCAGCAGGCCGCCGAGAGCGTCAGCAAGATGGGCGGCGTCGCCACGCAGAACGGAGCCTCGAACGCAGGGGCGGACATAATGAACCAGCTGACCGGCTACGGCTCGCCAGCGCCGTACAGCTACTAGGAGAACGACATGTCTGACGGACCCGCGCGCAGCTTTGCAGCCGTAACACCCCACGACACCACCGACTTCGCGGGCGGCGCTGCCTCGGCCCTCTTCGTGGGTGTCGGGGGTGACGTGGTCGTGGTTGGCGTTGACAACTTCGCAGGCGCGGTGGTCGAGACGTTCAAGAACGTCGCGAGCGGCACGATCCTGCCTGTTCGTTGCCGCCGGGTGAACGCCACCGACACCACGGCCACGGACATCAAGGCCCTCTACCTGTGAGCCAGGCCCTCTCCCTCGGGCTCGGCCACACGGCCCTTTCGGCTCCCAGGGGCAGAGCCAACACTCACGACTTCAGTTGGGCCATGCCCGAAGGTTCGACCTTCACGCGGGTCGGAGCCGCCACCGGCCTCACGGCCGCGGGGCTGATCTCCTCCTTCGCCGAGAACATCCCTCAACGGACAAACCGCGGTCTGGCGCTCGAGCCCGCCGCGACCAACCTGTTTCCGCGGTCGGCGCCAACGGTCGCGCAACTCTCCCTCGGCATCAACGCCTCCGACACGACCGCCCCCGCCTCGCCGCCCATCTCGGGCCTGAACTGGTTGGCGCTGAACAACACGTCGTCGTTTGCGGTGGCCTACCAGACGCTGACGGTCACCCTGTCGACCGCCTACTCCATTAGCGTGCTGGTCGAGACGCCCGACGGGTCACAGCCCGTTGCGTCCAGCACTTCGCTTACGGGCGATTTCAACTTCGTCTGTGGTGGGGTGACGGACGCTGCCCCCACGTTCAGCTACCTTCGCCTGTCGGGCAATGTGTGGCGCGTGACGGCGGCCATCACCACGCCGGTCTCACCGACAGCGAACGACGGCATCATCAGGCACAGCACGCAGAACACGCGGGCGCTCAAGTTTGCCGGGTTCCAACTCGTGCTCGGCGCTGTCGCGGGCAGCCCGATTGTGACGACAGGTTCCGCCGCCGCGCGCGCCCTCCCGGTCTTCACCGAGGTCGTCCCCGTCGGCTACACCAAGGCGCTGCTGACCTACGCCGACGCCAGCACGACGCTCGTCACCGGCCTCACCGCGGGCGGGACGTTCGACGTTGCCACTGCCGTGACCGGCGCGAGCAAGGGCCGCTTCGGCGCATCCGAACTCGTGTCCCGCCGCTGGACCCCGTGACCTACACCGACTAGGCCGCCCCCTCCCACAGCTCGGAAACGCCTCATGGCTTTGACCTTCGTTCCCCCCGACGGCGACAAACCCGATTGGGCCACCGACACCCAATGGAGGGCCGTCGAAGCAGTCAGAGAGCACGGCAACATCCGCAAAGCCGCGGAGGCGCTGGGCCTGGGGAAATCATCCGTGCAGGAAGCAGCGGATCGCTACAACAAAGAGGCCGCCCGCCGCGGCCACGCGCCAGGTCATTTCAACGACGGCGTCGCCCCCGGCTACCGCATGGGCAAGGTCACGGTCCAACGCGGCCCCAACGGCGTCGAACGGGTGTGGGAGCGCCAGTCGCCAGACGCCGAGGCGCAGGCCGAAAGGCTGCTGGCTATCAGGGCGGCGCTGCTCGAGAAACTGGAGCCCCTCGAGCCCCTCGCCGCACCGGCCCACACCGACGACGATCTGCTGACGGTCTACCCGCAGGGCGATCCGCACGCAGGCCTCTACTCGTGGAAGGAAGAGACAGGACAGTCCTTCGACCTGGCCGAGTTCGAGCGCATCACCAAGGCGGCCATCGACAGGCTGGTCGCCTCCACGCCTTCGTCGACCTACGCCCTCTACATCGATCTGGGCGACAGCCTCCACGCCGACAACAACGCGAGCCGCACCAAGAGCGGCCACCATCTCGACACGCACGGCCGCCACGCCGAGGTCGTCCGCGCCAGCATCCGCTGCAAGCGCCACCACATCGCCCGCATGCTCGAGAAGCACCTCTACCTCACCGTGCGGATCAACCCCGGCAACCACGACGGCATCACCGCGATCATGCTGGCCGAGATGCTGGCGCTGCTCTACGAGAACGAGCCCAGGGTCACGGTCGTAACTAGCCCCAACCCCTACTGGTTCATGGGCTTCGGCACCAACCTGATCGGCACCACGCACGGCGACGGGGCGAAGGGCAAAGACCTCCCCCTGCTGATGGCCGTCGACGTGCCCGACCTGTGGCAAACCTCACAGCACGGCTCCCGCGTCTGGTACGTCGGCCACGTTCACCACGGCGACGAGAAGGACTACCCGGGCGTGACGGTGAAATACAAACGGACCCTCGCCGCCCCCGACATCTGGAGCCACGCGAGCGGCTATCGGTCGGTGCGGTCGATGGATGCGGAGACCTACCACCGCCTGGACGGTGAGGTCGAAAAGCACACCTGCTCGCTGGCCCGGCTCGAGCGCGGTATGTCTTCCGTTCCGCGCGCGACGTAGGTTCCCGCTATGAGCCAGGAAGACCCGACCGACTTGGAGACCCAGCACAAGAGCGCCGAGGCGAGAGCCCAGGACGCTCGGAACCGCAGGGACACTGACAAGGCCGATCTGGAATGGCTCCTGGCCACGCCTCGGGGCCGCCGGATTGTCTGGCGTCTGCTCGAGGCCACGGGTCTCTACGTCTCAAGTTTCACTGGCAACAGTGAGACGTTCTTTAGGGAAGGCAAGCGCGCCATCGGTCTCGAGTTTCAGGGCAAGGTCGCCAAGGCCGCGCCGCTGGGCTTCCAGACCATGATGCAGGAGCATTTCGGACATGACTGACACGACGCTGATGACGGCCAACACGACCACCGATGAAGCCGCATCGCAGACCGCGGGCGACGTCGCCAACAGCGACGCCACCGCACAGCAGCCGGTAGCCGAAGCCGCCCCGACCGATCCGGTCGAAGGCGAACAGGCGCAGCAGGCCGAAGGCGACAAGGCCGAAGACGCACCCCAGGGCGCGCCCGAGGCCTACGAGGACTTCTCCGTGCCGGAAGGCGTCGAACTCGACGCTGAACTGCTCGGTGAGTTCAAGAACGTCGCCAAGGAACTCAACCTGCCGCAGGACGCCGCGCAAAAGGTCACGGACCTCGGCGTGAAGCTGGCCCAGAAGTGGGCCGCTGAAAGCCAACAGGCGACGAGCGAGATGTTCGCCGACTGGAAGGGCCGTGCCGAAACCGACAAGGAGTTCGGGGGCGATGCTCTCCCGGCCAACTTGGCGGTCGCGAAGAAGGCAGTCGACCAGTTCGGCACGCCGGAACTCCGCGAACTGCTGGACGTACACCGCCTCGGCGACAACCCGGAAGTCATCCGGTTCATGTTCCGTGTCGGCAAGGCCATCAGCGAAGACACGTTCGTGGCGGGGGGCAAGTCCTCCCCTGCCCAGGACGCAGCCAAGACCCTTTTCCCCAACATGAACTGACTGGAGAACTACCGTGACCACCCTTACGGATACCCACCCCACTCTGCTGGACGTTTCCAAGCGTCTGGACCCGAACGGCAAGGTCGACAAGATCGTCGAAATCCTCGCCCAGACCAACGAAATCCTGGCCGACGCCGTGTACATCGAAGGCAACCTGCCGACGGGTCACCGCTCGACCATCCGCACCGGCCTGCCTGCCCCGACCTGGCGCAAGCTGTACGGCGGCGTTCAGCCGACCAAGTCGCGCACCGCCCAGGTGACCGACAACGCCGGTATGATGGAAGCCTACGCCGAGGTCGACAAGGCCCTGGCTGACCTGAACGGCAACACCGCTGCCTTCCGCCTGTCGGAAGACACCGCCCACATCGAGGGCATGTCGCAAGACCTCGCCTCCTCGATCTTCTACGCCGACGAAGATGTCACCCCCGAGAAGTTCACGGGCTTCGCCGCTCGCTACTCCTCTCTGTCCGCCGAAAACGGCCAGAACATCAACGCCTCGGCCGCCGACGGCTCGAACTCCACCAACACCTCGATCTGGTTCATTGGCTGGGGCCCGAACTCCTGCTTCATGACCTACCCCAAGGGCTCCGTTGCCGGTCTCAAGACCGACGACAAGGGCCAGATCACCATCGAGAACGTCGATGGCGCCGGTGGCCGGATGGAAGCCTACCGCACGCACTACCGCATGGACGCTGGCCTGGTCCTCAAGGACTGGCGCTACGTCTACCGCATCCAGGTTGACTTCGCCGAGCTGACGAAGGATGCCGCGACCGGCGCTGACCTCATCGACCTGATGACCGACGTCGCCTCGTTCATCCCGAACCTGACCGGCATCCGTGGTGCCTTCTACTGCAGCCGCCGCGTTCACAGCTTCCTGCGCCGCCAGATGGTCAACAAGGTCAAGAACTCGACCCTGATGATGTCGGACGTCGCTGGCCAGTCCGTGATGACCTTCGACGGCTTCCCGGTTCGCCGGGTCGACAGCCTGCTGCACACTGAAGCAAAGGTCGCCGCGTAAGCGGGGCCCCTGGAGAACAAGACCATGATCCTCGACGAACGCAACGAGTTCGCAGATGCCGTTTCGGTGGCAGCTGCGGCAGGCACCGCCCTCATCGGCGATGTCATCGACCTGGGTTCTGCCTCGCGCGACATTGGCGCGGGCCAGCCCCTCTACCTCATCATCCAGACGGATACGGAAATCATCACCGGCGGTTCCGCCGGTACGATCAAGTTCCAGCTGGCCTCGGACAGCACGGCCGACCTGGCCACGTCCGCGACGATCCACTACGACACGGGCACGCTCGTGACGGATGACGCCGCCGCGAACGACGCCCGCCTCAACGCGGGTGGCCTGATCTGCTCCATCGCCCTCCCGCAGGGCGCGGTCTACGAGCGTTACCTCGGCATCCTCGCCGTGATCGCCACGACGACCGTCACGGCTGGCAAGATCAACGCCTTCCTGTCGATGGACCCGTACCCGGCCCAGCGCGCCTACCCTGACGCGATGCCGGTCTAAGGGGCTGAACCGTGAGCAAAGCCCGCATTGACGCACAAGGCCGACGCTTCGACGCTGAAGGCCGCCGCGTCTACGACAAGGCTGGGAAAAACACCTGGGTGGAAGCTATCCACCCGGGTGTCTACCCCGCCAACCACTTCCGCCCGGTGGGCTCGAAGTTCCAGCTCGCCGAAGGCCACGGCATCGTCGACTGGATGGCTGTTGTCGAAGACGAAGCTCCCCGCAAGGCCGCCCGGGCAAAGCCCGCGCCGGTCGCTGCGGTCGCTGACTTCCCCGCCGAAGTGGAACAGGCCCTGGCCGAAGCCGCTGAAGCTGGCGAAGAGCAGGCCGACCTGGTCTAGGCCAGAGATAGCCCCCTCCCCGTAGGGGTTCCGAGCCGGGGGCCCACAAGCCCCCGGCTCTTTTCTTTGAGGTGATCCTTTGACGACCGCAGTTGCCGTTGCCAACCTGGCCCTGTCGCACCTCGGCGACGACGCCACCATCGTGAACCTCGACCCCCCGGAGGGCAGCGCGCAGGCCGAGCAGGCCGCCCTGTTCTACCCCATCGCGCGCGACGCGCTGCTCGAGATGTACCCCTGGAACTTCGCGCTGCGCCGCACGACGCTGGCCCTGCTTGACGAAGAGCCCAACACGCAGTGGGCCTACGCCTACGCCCTGCCCTCCGACGTGCTGAACGTGTTCGCCGTACAGGGTGCGGAAGACACCGACGACTTCGTCGGCACCACATACGGCCCTCTGGTCGCTATCAACGGGGTCAACGACTTCGAGATCGAGGGCCTCTCCGACAACACGCGCGTGCTCTACACCAACGTGGTCGACGCGCGCATCCGCTACACCGTCGCCGTGACGATCCCCAGCTTCTTCCCGCCCCTCTTCACCCTTGCCCTCTCCTACTTCCTGGCCAGCTTCCTGGCTGGCCCGGTGCTCAAGGGTGAGACGGGCCGCACGGTTGCCGCCCAGATGCTCCAAACGATGGGCGTCTACCTGAACCAGGCCCAGGTCATGGACGCCAAGCAGCGCCGCGCCAGCCGCGTCCGCGACGCCCACGTCGCCCCCTGGGTGGGGGCACGCTGATGGGTGCCACCACGCGCACCAACTTCCGCTCGATGGCCGGGGGCGAGATCACGCCCGAGATGTACGGCCGGATCGACGACGTCCGCTACCAGACGGGCCTCGCCCTGTGCCGGAACTTCATCACCCTGCCCCACGGGCCAGCGCAGAACCG